CTTGCTTTAATTTATTCCCCCTTTCTGCGACCATCAACGTACCACTTACGGAATATCTCATAACCCTTTTTATCAAAATCCAAAAGGTCTACGAGATATTCCCATTCTGCATAAATTTTCTCTTTTATTGTATCAGGAGCACCTAAATTTTTCAGTTCCAAATTAACGACCGACTCTCGTTCATCAGAAATTACAATTGCTTCATTTACAATATCGTCAACGGCAGCATCGACTTCCGCTTGTAGGGATAATTCTCGATATTTTGTTATTAGTTCAATCTCACTTTTGATTGAACCATCCATATTAATATAGGCGCCATAAGCACCACCCGGAGCTAATGGTATAGCACCATCATCATTCTCGGGTGGTGAAAAGGCAATACCTTTCTTTTTTGAACGTGTTATCTCGAAACCAAAAAACTTAGCCATTTAGTTATTTTCCTTTATTCATTGTTTGCCAATGTGGAGGCGATTTATCCACCACCTGAAAGTACTGTTGATAATCCAGCTACGATTGGTGTTTTCATTATATCTACCAATCCTTTAGCTTGTTCTTTCAGTCCATCTTCTTCAGTGAAGGAAGATGCAACCCAATGTGAATATGCCCAGGTAACAGGAAAATTAAGTATTTCATCATTACTTGACCAATCTAATTCAGTAGCACCCAATACAGTTGGCCATGCATTAAACATAGTTACTGATTTAATTGGAATTCCTGCTTTAGATAAAACAGTAACTTTCATATTAGCAAAATAACCTGTTCCGGGAACAAACGTAGGACTCATCGTATTAAGAGTAGCACCATTAATCTTATTCATCCAAGTAGTTATCAACTCATGGACTGAAAAATCTTCATCTTCATATACAGTAGTTTCCCAATCTTCAAAGGTTGGAGCACCATTATACTTGATAGTTCTTCCCATATAAGGAACTTCACTAGTACTTATGGTTCTTCCTGGTAACTGTGAAGTTCTTACTCTAAATTGAGCAATTTGTGAACCAGCTGCAGCTTTCGTGTCTGTCAGGAGTAATGTTGGTATGCCTACCTGCACAGTAAATAAACTAGGTCGGGCACCTCCAAATGGGTTACCCGCCTTGAACGTTGACGCATTAAATGCCATTATTTTCCTCCTATCCTATAAGTTCTGAAAATTCTACGCCACTTCTAACAGCAACAAAGTTTAGTCGGATGAAATTGATTGAGCGTGATGGTTTGATAAAAATATCACCAACAAATTCATTAGCATCGACAACGGCCGCAGTATTATTAGTTTCATCACATACAACCTGAAAATCACTAATTCCTCTACGACTCTGAACATTTTCAAGATAACCACCAACCAAACTTCTAAATGTTGAACGGGTAAATTCATCGTTGAATTCAAAGAGTAAACTCTTTGCAAAATTTGAAATTGTTTTTTCTAATACGATAAACAATCCTCTAACGTTAATTCTAGTGAAAGCACCATTTCCTAATTGTCCAGTTTTATCACCAAACAAGAATGTGCCTCTTCCTGGAGTAGAAATAACAGGGTTGATTCCCACTGGATATAATTTATCCCTTTCTGATTGTCCTGGGTTGAAATATAATCCTGCTAAACTTCTAACTTGTCCTCTTTTTTCTCCAGCAGGACTCCACCATGCATCGTTGCTTTCTCTAGTTAAAGCTGCTATACCAGCAATATCACCATTCAACGGAACAGCAACATACTTGTCATCATATTTATTATACATTTTTTTATAACCAGAATCAACAACCATGTAAGATGTAGCAGCCCCATGTGATGCTGACCAAGTTACCAAAGCATCTGCTTTAGCGCCAAGTGTAACGGTTGATGATAATAAATTAACAGAGCTTGCTGTTGATGGAGGAGAAATAAAACCAAAAGCATCTTTTCTGGAACTAGTAATGGTTGTTATTTTTGCATTTGCATTATTAGAAGCATGAGAATCTCCACCGATAAGGAAACTAACATCAGTTGTATCAGCATCAGCAAACAATTCGTAACCAGCTTCTCTGGCCGCAGTTGCTCCTGGGCTTGTTCCTGAACTTCCACCTGTCAATTTAAAAGAAAGTCCTACCGTACTAGTCAAAGCGGTCAAAGCTGCACCCAATGCTGTTGTACCTGCAGTTACCCATCCAACACTAACCGTATCGGTGTCATCGGCCGAAGATTCTACCGCAAAGTCTCCGATATCAAAACTACCAAACCAGACCCATTTACCTTCATTTTTAATTCTATCACCAATATAATTACTCTGACCAAAATCATCTGTAGCAGCTTTTACAACAGAAACATCTGCAAATTTCTCTAAGAAAGTTCCTGGTACTCCTGTAATATCACCCTTATCATCAATTACTATAACATGAATACAATCTTGATATGTTTGATTTGCCGATGTTCCCGGAGCAGCTGAAAAAGCATTTTTATATGTCCAAGTAGAAAATTGAGATTTATCAACTATGGAAATTAATATACCATCACCCAATTCACCTGGGTATCTTGCAATGAATGGAGAAGCATCATTCTCAGCAGGGGTATATGGTGAATCATCATAATCAGTAGAATTTAACCATGCCTTTGCCGTGGAACCATTCACAACAGCATTTGTAGCACCGGTTCCAACTGTTCTAACAACTGATAAACCACCAGTATATGCTAGAAAACTAGCTGCTGACAACCAAGTTGAAACACCAGCACTAGTTGGTTTTCCAAAAGTATCTACTAATTGGGCTTCAGTGTTTATATTTGTAATTTCATTAACAGGTCCCCATTGGAAATCTCCTGCAATTGCTCCTCCACCTAGAGCAACAGCACCTAAAGATGCAGTATTGTCAATTTCTTTGACTTCTACACCTGGACTAATTAAATTTGTTATTGCCATGTCTGTCCTCCTATTCCGGACGTTTGTTAAAAAGTTTTCGGACTATCCCACGTTAATCTTGTAATTATATTTATAAAAAGTCCGCTTTTTAAACATATGTCCAAAACTCTCCGTCTGAATCTATAAAACCATCAGAACTAAAGCCATCGTCAATAATACCAAAAGGAGTCAAATCTTCCTCTAATTCTCTCATTCTTTCTTTATACATATTAGTACGTATATCTTGATCTAATAAATCTTTAAAATATGTTTGATTGGTCAACCATGAAAATAAAACTAAAGTCATGACTATATCATCATGATGACCCTCAGTTGCGGCATAACTTTTAGATTTTGTACAAAATGTTGTAAATTCTGCAATTGCCTCAAAATCTAAGACTAATAATTTTTTTTCTTCGATTAATGATTTAAGAACCCTACAACCAATCCTCTTTACTTGGGGTGTAGTTCTAACTCCAAATACAGAACCTTTCCCAAAACCAGTACCTACAAC